CACCCCACGCCCACTCATCAGCGTGTAATCCACCCAGGAGAGAACCTCATCCACGAAGTTGGTCTTCTCCCGGATCTTGTAGTTGAACCAGTCCTCCGCGACCTTCGTGTACGCATTCAACTGCTGCCTCATCGGCACAAAGCTGGCCACCACATCCATCCCCAACGCCTGCTGCAGGAACAACGGCTTCAGCTTCTCGATCGCCGTATCAATCAACGGCCAATGCAGGTCCGCCGCCTTCGGCCAAGGCTTGTTCGTCCGACGCAACCCATGGTGCCGCAACTCGTACCACCGAGTCTGCCGCAGCTCCCACGGGCTCCGCTGCTCGACAGCCATCACGATCTGCCCCTGCAACGCACTCCGCTGTTTGTCACTCATCATATCTCGCCTCCTCTTATCCCCCCACCTCGCAACCCGCAAGCGCAACCCCCTCCGGCTCGATCGCCCCCAGCTCATCCTCCATCCGCTCGAGGAGGCTCCGCCCATCCTCGCCCACGGCCTTCAGATACTCGTCCATCCGCTTCCCGCCACCACCACAGAAGGCCAACACAACCGCATCCGCCCTGTCGGGGCTGTTCAATCCCCTCGCGCGGAGCTCATCCTTCCCTTCGAGCGTCAACTTCCCCTTCCCATTCGTCCGCACCTTCCGGCTCACGAACTGTTGGAGGAGCACCTCGTCGGTCCCCACCGGCCCCAAATTCACCTTCCCCTCCTCCACCATCCGCCCGAACTCGATCCACATCTCCGCCGCACGGTTCACAAACTGATCATCACGAATGGCCCGCTCCCCGAAATTCACCCTCCGCACATCCCAGCCCTCCGCCCTCAGTGCATCGCACATCACCACGCCCATGCCGCCTACGTCGGCATAGATATCCTCAGCCTTCAGCTTCCACTTGCGAAATTCCGCGATGAACCGCCCCACACTCGCCATCGTGTCCTTGTCCCGCCAGCGGACCAGACCCTTCACCGTGTTCCCCTGGCGCACCACCATCACACTCTCATCCCCGCCAGCCGAGAAATCACACCCAGCCGTCAGCCGGTGCCCATCCGTCTCCTCCTTCGGCGGGCCACTCACCACCCTCTGCCAGTCGGCGGTCCTCACAGCCGTGAGACTCCCGTCGTCCTCCATGAACTCCGCGTAGATCATCGATCGCACCAGCGGATGACCCTCGCCCCAGCGGGCCATCTGCTCCTCTATCCACTCCTTCCGGATGTGCGGACAATCAAACGCCGTCACCGTGAAGGTCTGCCACTTGCCATCATTCCGCCGAAACACTTCGTAGAAATACCCGGAGGAGCCACCGGGGCTGCTCATGAGGAGGGTTCTGGTCGGCTGGCACCGCTCCATCGACTGGAATATCCCGTCCGGAACCGCCTTCGCCTCGTCAACCACATACATCAAATCCTGACTCGGCCCCTGCACATGCCAGCCCTCCGCCTTCTCCGGGTTGCTCGCGCTGAACCCAATGCACCGACTCACCAACTCCTGACCATCCACCCTCTTCGGATACACATACCGGATCTCACCATCCTTGATCGAAAACCCATTCTCCTCACCTCCCAACCCATTGATCATCTTCCTCAAATGCGGCCACAACGCGTCGGCCACCTGCCGGTACACACCCGCCGTGCAAACCACCAGACTCCCCGGCCACCGAATCATATGCCAAACCACCGCTGACGCCGCCACCATGCTCGTCTTCCCAGATCCATTCGCCGCCTTCAACGCCACCTTCGCATGCTTCTCGTTCAACGCACCGAGCACCGCCTCCTGCCAGGGGTACACTTCACGTAGGCCAAGCATCATCTTGGGGAAGTTCTTGAGCTGCTGAGCCTCCTCGAGGAGCTTCCTCTGCTTCCACGCAGGGATGTGCGAGCCCATCCCCAATGAAGGGGATCGTTTGCGCTTGATTTGCTTGACAGGCATAAAATTGATGGCGGTGGGGGGAGGGGGTATACAGGTAACACCCACCCCCCTCTTGGGGGTCCTAGCCCCCCCGTGGTCTATTTGCTGCCTCCGAATGCTCCGAGTAGTGCACCGGAGACACTCAGCTCCTTCCCTCCCTTGCCTGTGTGTTCCAATTGGGCTCTTGCGACATATCCACGGGTCCGCTCGAGGAGCCAAGCGGAGCCTTGCCAGCCTGGGCCGGCGGTTCTCACTACGCAGGACATGTCTAGTTCCCCTTCCAAGCGGGCTCGTTCTAGTTCTTGGGCGAAGTCGGGGTTGGCTTTCAGGTACGCATGCCAAGGGCCTGCATTCCCGGACGGGAATCCGCACAGAATCGCCACCCGCTCCAACGGGATCCCAATCTCAGCCGCCCGAAGGGCCTTTTTTCTGTCTTCTATCGGAACGACTTTACGTGGCCTCCCGATCTTCGCCTTTGGCTTCTCAATCTCCCCCCTTTCAACCTGGAGCGCTTCCTTTTCCTTCCTGGCCATTCCCCCCGCTTTGCATGCCAATCTCCCCTTCCGCAACATTTTTGTCGTCCGGTGTTGACAAGTGCAGCCTCCTTTGGTTTACTTCGCGCGTGCTCCCACTAGTCGGAGCCTCCAAAACACCATGAAAACCCTCAAATCCTTACTGTACGCGCTCGCCTTCCTAATCGGGGCGGCCATCGTCATCGGCTCCCTAGCGTATTGCTTCGCGCAACTCATCATCGGGGGTGTCGCGTGAACCAGACAACCTACTGGACATCCGGAGATTACCTCACCCTTCAACGCGGTGACGATCAAATCACCGTTCGTCTCGATGGTCGCGACGCATCGACCGCAATCGGGTACACCGTCTTTGACTTGGACGCGACGATCCACCGGCTGCAGCGGCGCCGGGCCTTGCTCGGAGCATTCCTGAACGGCGATGCGGTGGCGGACCCGTCTGCTCTACGGCTTTGATTCCCGATCATCAGGCTATCGGAAACGGTAGCCTGTCATCGGCGATCATGCCGAATCCAAAGCAAATCCCATGAAAGCAAACTGTTACCTCGCCCCGCATTCCAAAGTTCGCCGCACGTTTCCCCGTCTCCACGAAGATTCGTTCTACGTTTCCGGGGAATCCCCGGAGCCTATCGTCAAGGTTTACGGTTCTATTGAGCGGGGGCAATGCCACGCTGAATTGAGCAACGGGGAATATCTGACGGTCCCGACTGGCAAAGGATTTATCCTATCGGTCCATGAAGTCGAAACACTGGCAATGCTCGCCGCCCGATAAACCCGAATCCCATTAAATCCCATGACCAAAAACGAAGAGATTCAAATACTCACGGAATGCGCGGACCGTCTCGGCCCCGATTCCTATTGTGGCGCGTGGCTTCGCGAGCAAATCCCTTTCATCGAATCGGATATCCGATCGGACGTTGAACCTGGGATCCTAGCTTCCGCTTCGCTGCAGGAATGGACGCGCCGTTGCGCGGAAATGCGCGCCGATGCCATCCGCGACCGCGACCGGATCCTTTCCGATGCGCGCAAGGAAGCGGACGAAATGCGCGAGCGGACGATTCGGTTCAACGAATTACAGCGCGAGGAATTGAAGCGGACGTTGCGCGCGATTCTTGACCGGATTTCCTGATCCCCCGCGCGAGGCTATCGGCAACGGTAGCCTCTGGCGGGCGATCAACGCCCGGTTCAAAACCATGCAAGCAATCCACACAAAATACCTCCCCGCCACCGACGCCCGCGGTTCACGCATCAAAGCCACGTGCGAGCGGGGCTCGATCACCATACCATACCCCCACGAACTATCCGGTGATGAGGTTCACCGGGAGGCTGTGCGCCAATTGCTGGCCCGTTTCTGCGCGGAGGACTTGAAGTCCTACGGGACACCGATTGAGTCGAATTCTTGGAACCGTCCTTTTTCCACCGGCTGTCTTCCCGATGGAACCTGTGCTCATGTCTTCGTCCTCTGAACCCAACCTATGAAATACACTCTTCACGACACGTTCAACCGGACCCTTATCTCTCGCCATCGGACCCTAGAGGGTGCGATTCGTGCCGATCTTGCCCATGCGCGGTCGGTGCGGCGGGCGAACGGTCCGACGTCATACATCCCCACGGAGATCCGGTGCGACGGGAAGCGACTGGACGACGATCAGATGGAATCCGCGCAGGGGATCAGCTTGTTGATCCAGACTGGTGGTGCCCGATGACCGACCTCTTCCTCGCCGTCGGTTGGCTTCTGCTCGGCCTTTTGTGCGCCGGTGCGATGGTGTCCATCGCCCTCGCCGGGAGCCTAGCCTCCGCCTAAGGTTCCCCGTTCCCCTTCACCCCCTAGGTCACCCCTAGGGGCTTTTTGTTGTCCAGTGGGCCACAATCCCCTTTCGCCCTTCGCCCGTTCCCCTTCGCCCCCCGCTTCTCGGATCCCCCCTTCGCTCTCCGCCCCCCGCGTCCAGGTCGCCCCCCCATCGGACACGCCATGTCCGACCCCTCGCTCTTGCCCCATACCCCATACGGAATTCGGAATTCGGAAATTAGAAATGCTAATGCCGTGGCACCGGATGATGGAGCGGGATCGAGTGGGCCAATTGGATGGAGCGGGATGGAGCGGTTGGGTGGAGCGGTTTTTGATCCCCCGTTTCCAGCCCCGCGAACCCCGCCTACCGTCCTTCCACCCTTCCCGCCCCCTCCGACGCGCTGGCGACCCCTTCCCGCTCGATTACGGGGCATCCACATCTCGCCTCCCAATCCCCCACTTCCACCCATCCACCGGAGGGTCCTGAAAAACCGCCGCCGAGCGCGGGGCGTCTTGAAACGCCCCCGCAGCGTCTCGGCGTTGCGGTTTTTAACTCCCTAGAAGAGGGAGTGACAAGACTCCCTCTAGGGAGGTAGGGGGATCTATGCTAACTTTCTGGGGTGGAGTGAGACTGTTCACTTGAGTTCTCTTGACGATTTTCCGGGGACGATGTAGGTTGTTTGTCCCATGAGTTATCTAGAGAATGGTTCCACCCTCCGCAGCATGTTCCGGCTGATGCTTCCGCTTCGGCACGACATCGACCCCACTCGATCCGAGGTTATCACCCACATAAAGGACAACCTTCGTTGTGATATTGGCCGGGCGATCCGTGCGTTCAATTCGATGAGGCACAAGAAGTCGCAGGTCCTTGTGTATGATATGGTGCATCGGCAGTGGCGTGGGTGTGACTGGGTGCCGCCTGAGGAAGGTGACAAGGTCGCGCTGCTGACTCGTGCCATCAACGAGATGAAGCGTGAGCTGTTCGCGCTGAAGTCTGAGGTCCGCAAGCAGGGCAAGTTGCTTGGCCAACTGGAGCGGAAGCGGTCGCGCAAACGCGATAGGGAGGAGGAGGAGGGGGAGACCGTGGAGCTGCAGCCCGAGCCCGAGCCCCAGCAGCAAGAAGCCGCTCCCGAGAATGAGGAAGCGGCTAGTGGGGAGGATTGGTTCAAGGCTATGCGCGAGGCCCTCGACGAGCAGGAAATGGCTTCGGCTCCTTCAGTTGAGCCCCCGTCATCACCATCGGGTTCCACTGGTCCCACACGATTCCGTTGGGAGAGTGCTGAAGGTTTAGTGCCGATGCCGTGAGCCTCGATCCCCGCTTGCAGAAGGCCAGTTGGAAGCGTCGAGGCTTCGACTGGCCTACTTCTGCCAGCACCGCGATCTCCCGCGCCCAGTTGGCCAGTTCAGAGGATCCGAAGCCAGCGTGTGCGAGTTCCATGGTGGTGAGTGGCTCGCCGTCTTTGCGTTGGGCCTTGGAGATGTGGTGCATCCAGATCCATGCGACCTTGGTCTGGTGGAGGATGGGCTGGAGCTTGTTGCGCAGGAACGTGCTGACCTCGCCCTGGTCCGACAAATCTCCCCCGAAGTAGGAGAAGAGCGGGTCGCCGATGATGAGGTCGAGCTTGGATCGGGTGATGAACCGTGTGGCGTAGGCGAGGAATGCGTCCCCGGTACGGACGGATTCGGTGCGGAAGTGGAGGTTCTCCTGGAGGATGCGGATGTCATCGGTGGCCATCTTGAGCCCTTTGATGACGCCCTTGAAGGCTTCGGCGAGGTCGCCCTTGTCGTTCTCGGCCTGGACGATCCCGATGCGGAGCGGGCGGACGGGGGCGATGCCGAAGAAGTCCTTGCCGAGCGCCCAGCGGATGACGATCTGCATCATCAGTGAGGATTTCCCGATGCCGGTGCCGCCGGAGATGATCATGGATGAGCCACGGGTGAGCCACCGTTTGCCGATGAGGTTGTCGGGGTCGTTGTTTTCATCGAAGTGGAGCAGGTCTTTGACCGTGACGATGGTGGCTTGGTCGTCGGCGGTCTCGCGGTCGCTGAGCCAATCCGACCATGACTCTGGGCCGATCTGGGTGGCCAGCAGGCGTTGGGGCGATCCGTTTCGGAATGCGCCGGGGAGCCGGGAGAACCGTGCGGGGTTCTTGTTCTTGGGATCGATGCCGGGGATGAGGTTGTAGATGAGATCCCGGCGGGCCTCCCATTCCTTGCGGTCTGGTGCATCGACGCGGACCCATGCGTGTATGGACTTGCCGCCGCTGTCGATGAGGGCGGAGATGGGCATGCCGGTGTCGCGGAGGGCCTTCTCCTGTTCGGCCTTGGGTCGTTCGTCCATCTCTACGAGGACATGGCGGTAGGCGGACACGTCGTTGTCGGACCCGCTGTAGAGGTTGGGCTTGAACGGGTTGATGCGGACGAAGACGCCGCGTCGTTCGGGTCCGAGGATACCGGAGCCGGGTTCGTCGTGGCGGGCGAGCCATTCCTCGCGGGTGATGAACGAGCCACTGGACAGTGGCCTACCGTCCTCTTCGGCGACGTTGTCGCAGATGCAGACGGTTTCGCCCTGGGCGAAGCAGGCTTCGAGGAAGCGCCGGAACTCTGATGCGCCGGGCTCCGGGGCTACCGGAGCTGGTCGCTTGAAGGTCACGCGGGTGATGTCGAGCGGTTGGGTGGGGCGATGGTCCGAGGTGTTGGCTAGGTGCCCGCGTGGCTTGTCGTGCGGTTTCTCGTCGGCTTGGCGGATCTTGTGGAGCAGCTCGCGGTCGGTCCATGGCGGCTGGCAGGAGCGGTTCCAGTCCGACAGGAGCGTGAAGGCGTCGGAGGTGGAAAGGCCGAAGCCGTGGACGAGTCCCACGGCGGCGGTGTAGGTCTGTGAATGCCCTCCGGATCCGGAGATGGCTGGCGGTACCTTGGCGAGCCAAAGCGCCGCTCGTTCGAGGAGCGTTGTCATGTCGTTGATTCGTTGCTGGCCGGACTACCGTGGCCTACTACTGAGGCTTGGTCAGTGGCCTGAAGATGCGGTTGAACTCTTCGGTATTGCGGACGTAGAGAGCGCCCCGGCGTTCGTAGATGGTCACGGAGCGTCTGGTCTCGCCTAAGCGATACTGTCCATGCCCGAGGACTGTGACGACCACGGCAGGGTTGTGGATGTTGACGAACTGTCGATCGGTTTCCATTGGAAGTGGGTTTTCTTGGTTGGGTAGCTGATCCATCCCTTGGATATTCCGTAGGCGATGAGGCGTGGAGCGTCATCGAGGATGCGGCGGTTTTCCAGCGTGAAGGCGGATCGTTCGGCGTTGGACATGGGTCCGGGTTTGGAGTTGGTTTCGAGGCGGGCCTCGTACCATGGTTGTTCGCGGCGTGGGGTTTTCATTGGTTGGGTGTGATCCGAGAGAGGATGCAGTTACAGTAGGTGCCCTTGGTTTTGGCGGTGCATTTGGGGTGATGGATGGGGCTGGCCAGGATGTGGTCGCTGAGTTCCTTGGTCAGCGAGATGAGTTGCAGGATTCGATTGGCCGCCTCGGCGCATACGGCATTGGCTGCACCGTCTGCCGAGTGGATCTCTGCGGAGAGGATGTTGAGTGCGTTGACGAGGTCGTGTGTTGAGGACTGGATCATGGGTGTTCCTTGTGGATCTGGATGCCGTTGCCTTTGGCGTCGAGGAGTTCGACCGAGCGGACGTTTTCTAGGCGGGCCAAGGTCTTGATCATCTCGATGGGGTCATGTGCTTGGGCGACGCAGGTGAGGTGGATGTCACCGTCGCCGTAGTTGGTCTTGAGGTTCTCCTTGGTACGATCCCTGCGGATGCGGATGGAGCGTCCGTCGGAGAGCGGGATGACCTTGATGGATTCGACGAGTGGATAGGTGTGTCGGCTCATGGTTGTTGTTCATCGAGCCAGGTGACGAGTTGGGAGTAGGATTTGACTCCGTAGTTCTTGAATGCGAGCGGTCGGATCCTGCCGCTTTTGATTGCCTCTCTGGCTTCCTGTTTACTGGTGATCCCTAGTTTCCCGAGGATGGTGATATTTCGGACGCTGAGTCCGTGGGTCCACAGGGTGGATGCGTATTGTCGTTGTTTGGCCAACTGGAATATCTGATGAGCGCGTTGGCGTGACATACCGAGGTTGAGGGAGATGGATTTGTAGGTCCAACCCTTGGCTCGGAGGTCTGTGACGATCTGGATTGATTCAGTCAGTTTCATGGCTTTTGCATTCTGATGGTCGCTTGGTATCGTTTGTTGGCTTTGTGACATTGGACGCACAGGCCGAGTTGTTGGGTGCAGCCACAGCCCAAGCATGCGGCCAATTCGTTGCACAATTCCTTCCATTGTTTCAGTTGGTTTGTTGTTTCGTTTTGCGGTGGTTGGGGCAGGGGATTCCTTTGCGGATGTACCATAGGACGCTGGGTGCGAGGTTGTATTTGGCCGACAGTTCTGCGTAGGTGATGGAGTGATGCTCCTTGAGTATCATGGCCTTGATGCGATCCGGGACTTTGCGCCATCGGCGTTCGCCGGATTTCACCGGAGGGAGGATGGGTTTCATCGTCCCTCCAACCATTTCTTGAGGTCTTGCAGTTCAGCCTCCTTGGCCTCCAGTTCCTTGATCCGCTTGTTGGCTCCGGCCAGTTGCCGCTCTAGCTGACGGGCGAAGCCGGCTTTCACGAACCTGGTGAATGCCACGGTGACAAACGGCTGCCGGTCTGTGCGCGGGGTTTTGGAGATGGGCTTCTTCACGGCTTGGCCTCCTTGGCTTCAGGTTTGACCCGCCAGAAGCTCGGTATGTCATGCCATGCTCTGCTGCTGTATCGGATGTCAGGAAAAGGACCGGTTCCCTCGTCATACCAGCAAATGCATTCCGCGTCTGTCGCATGGAGTGCTTTGCAGTCATTGTTTTTGTAGTAGTATTGATACTTCACGGCTTTGTCTCCTTGGCTTTGCGCCAGCCGACTAAAAGCCAGTTTTCTGAATTGAGCGTCCACGACATCGCATCCCCTGCCTCCTCCAGCCGCTTGATGCGGTCGTTGGCGGCGTTCAGTTCGAGTTCCAACTGGCGGGCGAAACCGACACTCACACGTCCGGTTCCAAACTGCGCTTCATCCGTCCTCGGTGTATCGCTCACGGCTTGGCCTCCTTGGCTTTGATGGCGATTGACTCAATCTTTCCAAGCGTCAGTGACTGACCCGCTCCTAGTGGATGACTTGCTGCGTAGGCGATTTCAGACATGGCATCCTCCAGCCGCTTGATGCGTTCCAGTAGCTTAGGAACCTCACGCTGGATCACCGTGCGCTGTGACTCTCCTAGTTGTCCTCCAAGCATGGTTGCGATGGCGTTCGCGTTCCACTCGCGTTCGACCGCCAAGGCTGATTGCTTCCAGTCTTCAAGACGTTCGATCTGATCCTGAAGCTCCCTGATCTTCGTAGCCTGCGCATCCTTCATCCACTGGGTCTTGATCTGATCGAGCGCAAGCACGGCAGTCTCGGTAGGCTTGAGTCTGTCGCTAGTCGTCACTCGGCCATCGCAATGGATTGTTAGCAATGGCTCGTCGCTGAAATTAATGCTGACTGATTTGATTGGATTCATGTATTTGCTCACGGCTTGGCCTCCTTGGCTTTGTTCCATTTGTTGACCGCATCACCGAACCCGCCGAAATAGCCGGCTGCTTTGAGCGAATCCCCCGCCTCCTCCAGCCGCTTGATGCGGTCATTGGCTGCGTTGAGTTCGCGTTCCATCCGCTTCATCTCGCCTGCCAGATCGTACATAGTCGCGCCTTTTTTGAAGTAGGCCTCATCCGTCCTCGGCGTGTCGCTGACCATTTTGTTGGCGTCACCAAGATGGTTGCTCATCGCTTCCTCCTCTCCAGCATCGCGTCGGCATAACGATACGCATCCAAGGCAAAGTCTTCCCAGTTTCCATTTGAGTTAGGATTTGCAATAGAACCCTGCAACGCAGCCGCTGCGAAGTAGTCGCGTAGGGTCATTCCTGGTGTGGTTCCGTAATGAGTAGCGCACGGCTGCCCATCCTGATAGAACCCGTGTGTGGTAGCTGTCGCATTTGTTGGAAACGCCGGTCCACCGTCGTTGATCTTGTTCATTTCGATTCCTCCTCAATCGCCGTAAGCGCATCGTAAATATCCCTGAAATGCTCCTTGAAGATCGTGTCGCGAATCGACACGGCAATCTCCCGATGCTCCTTCTGGGTTCCCTTCGCACACCGCTGCTCAAAGTAGTGAATCCATGAGCGTACACTCCCAGTCATGTACATCGTCGTCTGAGTGCAAAGCGGCAAAATCATCCGCGCAGTCTCCCGACTCACTCCCTGCGAGATAAGCTCGCGATACAAGTTCCAAGACCTGAACGTAACGTCGGCCACGGCATCCTTGGCCCACTCCTGAGAAAACACCTCGCCGCTCGCCTGACGATTCTTCAAGTCCTGCGTCCTCAGCTCCACAGGCTCCATCTCAAGCGCCACCGCATAGCGTTGGCTGTACTCCTGAAAGCAGAAGCTCCGGTGCCTAAGAATCTGAGCAGCAACCGCCCTACTCGTCACAATCTCCACGGTCATGCTCGCCTGCTCAAAGATGCTCCAATGGCCGTTATTGATGCAGTAGGCCAGCAACCTCGGCGCTGTCAGCGTGTTGAGCTGATTGGCCGGATTGCTCACCCTCGCGCAATAGGTGATGAAGTCGGATGCCGACATCTCGCCGTCACCAACAATGGGTTTCGTAATCGCTACAATTTTTGTTTTCATGGCTTCGTTTCCTCCTCAACCCCGCACGGGAGCCAGGTTTTGCCGCCGTCGAGGCTGTGTTCGTGATTTTCCAATGCGGCTTCACGAAAAATAGTACCGCCATAAACGCAAATCTTTCCTAATTTATCGACTTCAAGGATAAGGCTTTTCCAATGATCATGCTTTGATTTGATCCACGCCCCCAGCGGCACCTCATCCGCAGTCCACGCGCGGAGCTTTGCGGTGGGTTTTATGCGGTATTCGACAAGGTCCCAGTTCCATTTTGGATCGACCACCAATTTCCACACATCTCCGCCCGTGTCTCGGAACCGGCATTCGATCTGCCTGCGGGCCTTGAA